TCGGGAGGAGCGCGCGGGCCGATGAGATTCTGCGCGACGTGGCCGATGGCATCCGTCGGCATGTTTCGTTCGGCTACATGGTGCACGCGATCGAGATCGAGAAGCGCAAGGGCGCCCCCGATCTGGTGCGCGTCACCGATTGGGAGCCTTACGAAATCTCTCTGGTGAGCGTCCCTGCTGATCCGACGGTGGGCGTCGGTCGATCGCAGGAAATCCCGCCAGAGGATCAGGGCACCCAGCCGGGCCAGTCTGCCAACACATCGCGGGCAGCGCCCGAACCGAAACCCCAAGGGAAACGTGACATGCTGAAAATTCTCCGCAATGCGGCGGGCGCGCTGGTCGAGGCCGAAGTCGATGACGCCGGCAACATCATCCGCGAAGTGCGCGTGATCGAACCTGCTGGCGCTGAACGCGGCGCAGGCGAGACTGCCGAGCGCGGCCGGGTGAGCACCATTCTCGAGCTTGGCCGCCGCTATGAGGCCGACGAGCTGGCGCAGAATGCGGTTCGCGACGGTCGTTCGGTCGACCAGTTCCGGGCTGCGCTGCTTGAGGCCATGGACACCAGCCGCGGCGGCCGTGCACTGACCGAAGGCGGCAACCAGGTCGGCATGACCGATCAGGAAGTGCGCCAGTATTCGTTCATGCGTCTGTTCCGCGCACTGGCCAATCCGCAAGACGCCGCCCTGCAGCGCTCCGCTGCCTTCGAATTCGAATGCGCCAACGCCGCTGCACAACGTGCGGGCCGCACCCCGAAAGGCGTGCTGATCCCCTCCGACGTCCTGGTGCGCGCGATCAACACCGGCACCGGCGGTGCGGGTGCTGGCGATACCGGCGGCTATCTGGTGGCCACCAACCTGCTCTCGCAGTCCTTCGTCGAGCTGCTGCGCAATCGCACCACCGCACTGCGCCTCGGCACGGCAATGGGCGGTCTGGTTGGCAATATCGACATTCCGACGCAAGCGGGTGGCGCGACTGGCTACTGGCTGGGTGAGGACGATGAGGCGACCCTGTCGGCCATTGACTTCGACCAGATCGGCCTGCGGCCCAAAACCGTGGCCGGCATGACGGAGATCACCCGCCGGATGCTGATGCAGTCGAGTCTCGATGTCGAAGCGCTGGCCCGCCGCGATCTGGCGACGGCACTGGCACTGGCGATCGACAAGGCGGCCTATTATGGCAGCGGTTCCGACCACCAGCCGCTCGGCATCACCCGCGTGAGCGGGATCAATGTGTCGGACTTTGGCACTGACGGCGGCGGCGCGGGCACCGGCCAAATGCCGAGCTACGCGGATCTCGTCGCCATGGAGACCGAGATTGCGGCCGACAATGCCGATGTCGAGAACATGGCCTATGTCTTCAACGCCCGCATGCGCGGCCACTGCAAGACCACGCCCAAGTTCTCGTCTGGCACCGATCAGGGCGTGATCTGGGAATCGGGCGGCACCGTGAACGGCTACAATGCCGAGGTGACCAACCAGATCGAGAATGGCGATGTGGTGTTCGGTAACTTTGCCGACCTGATCATCGGCATGTGGGGCGGCCTCGATGTGACCGTCGACCCGTTCACCCATTCGTCGCGGGGCCGCATCCGCATCGTGATGATGCAGGACGTCGACATGATGGCCCGCCGCGTGCAGTCGTTCTGCCTCGGCCGCGACGTCACCGCCTGAGGGCTGATCTGATTATGCGGGGCCGGGAAGCTGGCCCTGCAACACCATTCAGGAGGCCGATATGGCGAAGACCTACAATCTCAAGATCACCTCAGCGACCGTCATCGCTGGTCAGGTGGTCGGTGCGGGCAAGATCGCGCGCAATGTCGATGATCGCCTCGCGCGGCGCCTGCTGGGCGCAGGCAAGGCCGAGCTGGTCGACGAGCCGCTTCCGGAGGCGGAAGAGGCCGAAGGCGAGGCAGAGGGAAACACCGGCGCCGATGGCGCACCCGCGCCCGCCGCCGCAAAGAAAACTGGCGCTGGCGCCAAGGCAAAGAAGGATGATGCGGAATGATCGGATCGATCAAGCAAGTCGCGGCACTGGCCCTTGTGAACGCAACCGGTGGTTTGGCATCGGTGACCCTGTCCGAGTTTCACGGGCGGGCAAAGCTGATCCTGATGCACGGCCCGACCGGCGCTGCTGGTGAGACCATCACGGTCAAGGTGCAGCACCGCAACGGGTCTGATGCTTTCGAGGATGTTCCTGGCGCTGCCTTCGAGCAGCTGACCAACGCGAGCGGTGGCACAAAGGAAATCGAGCTCGACGCCGACGGCCTGAAAACAGACGTGCGCCTTTATGCTACCTGTTCGACCAACGCCGACGCGACCATCGCGGCCGTCCTGATCGGGCGGAAGCAGTACGGCGGCTGACGTCGTGCCCTTCAAGGAAGATCTTGGCCAGTTTCTGCGGGTCGATGACTTCGCGCACGCCTGCGAGCTTCGGCTTGCAGGCGGCGTCATTCGTGCCGTGTCCTGTATCTTCGACGAGCCGTCGGTGGATGCGGGGATCGGTGGGCGTGACCAAGGCGGGCGGTCGAGGGCGCCGGGCTATACTTTCGATACGACGACGCCACAGGTGACGGGACGCGAGTGTGATTTCGCGGGCGTGGCGCGCGGCGATCTGTTGGTGATCGATGGCCGCGAGTTCGACGTCATGGCCTCGCCGCAGGTCGACGGGACCGGATTGGCGTTGCTGCGGCTGTCGCCGAGGCCCGGGCAGGGCGCTCGATGACCGAGCGTTGGTCGTATCGCATCTCACGGCCAGACGTCTCGCTCGACATCAACTTGCGCGATGTGAATCGCGTGATCGCCGAGCTGCAGGCAAGTGATCTCGACGTGAAGAAAGCCGCGCACCGCGCCTTGCGCCGCACCGCCGGCGCGATGCGTGTAAGGGTGAGCAAGGCCGTGGTGCCTGAGCTGCAGCTGCGCCGGGCTGGCGACATCCGGCGGCGGCTGAAACAGATGCGGCAGCGCATCAACAAGGACGGTGGCGCGGTCGGGATCTGGGTCGGCCTGAACGACTTCGCGGTTTCGAAGATGAGGGGCCGGATGCGGGAGTATGCCGGCGGCGCATCCTTCCGCTCGATCGAGTACCCCGGCGCTTTCATCGCCCGGGTCAGGGGTAGGCGGTCGATCTTCAAGCGTGCCGCAAAGGGCCGTTTCCCGATCTCGGAGCAGACCGTGCCGATCAAGGATCAGATCGACCCGATCCTCGAGGATGATGTGTTCCCCGACCTGATCGACGTGTTCCTGAAGAACTTCATGTCTGACCTGCGGGCGCGGACAGTCTTTGGCGTGGGGAAGTAGGATGCCGCAACCTGACACCGAGGTCGATCTCGACCAGCTGATCGACGCGATCACGGCGTCGATCACCGGGGCCTTCCCGACCTTTGCCACCGTCGAGGCTTATCGAGAGGACCGGAAGACACTGCCGCTGCCCGCATGCCTGGTGCAGCTGGTCGACCTCGAGCCGACTGAAGACATCGGCACCGAGCAGTTGCCGGTCATTGCGAACTTCGAGGCGCTGGTGATCTTAGGATTCCGCACCGACGCGGCGAAGCGCGCCGCGCCCAAGCTTGCCGCTTCCTTGGCCTTGCACATCAGATCGAAGCGCTGGGGCTTGCCGGTCGAGCCCGCGACGGTCACGGCGATCGAACCTGATAACTTTGATCCGAGGCTCGACGATTTCGAGGTCTGGCGCGTCGATTGGCGGCAGATCATCCACATCGGGGAGAGTGTCTGGAACGACGATGGAACTTTCCCATCCAACGTCCTGGTGTCTTTCGCCCCGGATGTCGGAGACGAAAGTGAAGGCGAGTATCAGGCCATCGTCGGGGGCGCGCCATGAGCGACTTCGGTTTGGCAGATCTGGAACGCCGTCTCGCCAATGTGGTGCGCTATGGCACGATCACAGAAGTTGATGCCGCGAACGCCCGGGCCAAGGTTACCTTTGGGGGCGAGACCGCCTCGGCATGGCTTCAGTTCTCCACCAGCCGGGCAGGTGGCGCCCGGGTCTGGTCGCCGCCCGTGACCGGTGAGCAGGTCGTGGTTTTCTCGCCCATGGGCGACACTGCGCAGGGCGTGATCATGGGCAGCCTGCCCAACAATGCTTTCCCGCCGCCGAGCGGTGACGGCGGCACGTATCAGATCGATCTGCCCGGCGGGGTGTCAATTTCTGTCGCAGGTGGGGCGATCAACATCTCGGCCCCGGGCAACATCACGGTGAACGGCGATGTGATCGCCAACGGGATCAGCCTCGAGACCCACCTTCATTCGGGCGTTGTCCCCGGTGGCAGCAACACCGGGCAGCCGGTGGGTTGAAAAACCGCCAGAGGATAGGCGCCGCCGCGACCGTCATCCTCGCCGCATGATTGGCACCAGCGCGACCACCGGGCGGGCCCTGTCGGGGATCGATCACCTTCGGCAGAGCATCCGCGATATCCTGACAACCCGTGTCGGAACGCGGGTCATGCGGCGCGCCTATGGGTCGCGCTTGCCTGAACTGGTCGACGCACCGCTGAACGACGAGACGTTGGTCGACCTTTATGCCGAAACGGTTTCGGCGCTGGTGACATGGGAGCCCCGGATTGATGTGCAGCAAGTTACGGCGACCCAACCGTCGCCCGGCGTGGTGGAGCTGTCTCTCGAGGGGATTTACACGCCGACGGGTGAGCCGGTGACCGTAGACGGGATTGAGGTGCTTTAATGGCCGGAACCTATACCGCCATTGATCTTTCGCAGGTGCCCGCGCCGAGTGTCGTCGAGACGATCAACTTCGAGACGATCCTTGCTGCCATGATCGCCGACCTGCAGGTGCGCTGGCCGGAATTCACCGCCTTGGTGGAGAGCGACCCGGCGTACAAGATCCTTGAGGTCTGCGCATATCGTGAGACCGTCTTGCGCCAGCGGATCAACGAGGCGGCGCGATCGGTCATGCTGGCCTATGCCACCGGCAGCGATCTGGAAAACCTTGCGGCGCTCTTCGGGGTATCCCGCCTCGTGATCGATCCGGGCGATCCCGAAGCGCTGCCGCCCGTACCCGTCACCATGGAAAGCGATACCGACCTGCGGCGGCGGGTTCAGCTTTCGCTTGAGGGGTTCAGCACAGCCGGACCGTCCGGGGCCTATATCTTCCACGCGCTCTCAGCCGACGGCGATGTGCTGGACGCGAGCGCGATCAGTCCTGCGCCGGGCGATGTTCTGATTTCGATCCTGTCGCGCACAGGCGATGGCACGGCATCCCCGACGCTTCAGGCGGCGGTCGACGCCGCGCTATCGGCTGAGGATGTGCGACCGCTCTGCGACACCGTCGGCGTGCAGTCGGCCGAGATCGTCAATTATGCGATCACCGCCACACTGAGGTTCAACCCGGGTCCGGATTCGGCGACGATCCTTGCGAATGCTGAGGCTGCGGCTGCGGCCTATGCAGCGGCACAGCACCGCCTTGGCCTCGATGTCACCCTGTCGGGCATCTATGCCGCCCTGCATCAGCCGGGCGTTGCCCGGGTTGATCTGGCATCGCCGACCGGGAACATCGCGATCAGCCTCGAGCAGGCGAGTTACTGCACGGCGATCACCCTGACCGATGGGGGCGTGCTTTAATGGTCGACAGCCTGCTGCCAGACAATGCGACAGAGCCCGAGCTTGCCATCGAGCAATCGACGGCGCGGATCGTATCGGCCGGCGCGCCGCTGCGGCCGCTCTGGAACCCAGAGACCTGCCCCGCGGAACTGTTGCCCTGGCTGGCCTGGGCGCTGGGCGTCGACGAGTGGGAGGCCAGCTGGACCGACGATCGCAAGCGCGAGGTGATTGCGGCCTCGGTCGATGTGCACCGTCACAAGGGGACGGTTGCGGCGGTGCGGCGTGCGATTGCAGCCGCTGGTCTGGGTGACGCTCAGCTGGTCGAGAAGTATGGGCGCAAGAGGTACGACGGTTCCATCCTGCACAATGGTGTTTTTGACCACGACGAGCCCGATCACTGGGCCGAATACCGCATCTTTCTGTCGCGTCCGATGTCGATCGCGCAGGCGGGGCAGGTGAGGCGGATCGTGGCATCGGTGGCGCCTCTGCGGTGCCATTTGAAAGAACTGAACTTCACGCAATCGCTGCACCTCTATGACGGGGCAATGATGCACGACGGAACCTTTTCCCATGGAGTGGTCTGATGGCTGACCTTGTTGAAGATCCAGTATTCGATGAAGGGATCTACCAGATTGAAACAACAGATCCAGTGATCGGTGGCCCGCCAAACGTCGGTACCGGCGCCGGGATGTCGAACATC